GTCGGGACAATGTCGGGATAGTGTCGGGACAATGTCCAGTCTAGATAGAGATAAAGATAAAGATATACCCCCTATATCCCCCAAAGTGGGAAAACGGACCCCTAAAAACCTCCCCCCTGACCAGGTCGAGAAATTCGAGAAATTCTATCAGGCATATCCGAAAAAGAGGGCCAAGGCCGAGGCGCTCAAGGCATGGGCGAAGGTGGCACCGGAAAACGGCCTATTCGGGAAAATCATGTCAGCCCTTTATGACCAGAAGCTATCACACGACTGGCGGAAGGACGGGGGGCAATATGTCCCCCTCCCGGCAACTTGGCTGAACCAGGGCCGATGGGAAGACGAGATCGAGCCCAAGGTGGTAGGGAGTCCATCGTGGTAAATGACCTTGACTCAAAATTAGCAGAACCCCGTCGATATTCGACGATATATGACCTCATGGTTGCGGACATCCGGGGGGAACTCCAAGGGATCAGTACAGAGATAGGGCAGTTCCGGGGAATGAAAGAAACATTCAGGAATGACGAAATCATCGTTGATTGGTGTGATTATTACATTACCCTTGCCGTGGCAGACATGGAGAAAAAGGCGAATGAGATTAGAGAATACAAGGCAAAAGCAGATGAGTTCCGACGAATTGAGGACGTATTCCGGCGAGGACAGGGTGATCTCATCCGTGGAGATGGATCTAAATCTGAAGTCTTTACCGGAAGCCCTGGTGAACGTGAAGTCATTGATCCCCGGTCTTGACCAGGCCATGGACGGGTTCAGGGATGGCGAGCTGATAGCCATATCGGGACCGACGAAAATGGGGAAGACCCTCCTTGCGCAGACGCTGACGGTGAACATGGTGAAGCAGAAAGAGTTCCCCCTGTTCTTTACATTCGAAGTTCCGGCACGGCAGTTCCTGGATCAGATCGCTGCCGGGAAGGAAACGCCCCCGATGCTGTATATGCCGGCCAAGCTGAAGGCCCACGCCATGTCATGGGTCGAGGAGCGCATCCATGAGGCATTTCAGAAGTATCATACCCGGGTCGTGTTCATCGATCATCTCCACTACCTCGTTGACATTGCCCGGATAAGGCAACCATCCCTCGAGATCGGGACGGTGATCCGGCGCCTCAAGTCGATAGCGGTCCAGGGAAATTACGTCATATTCCTGCTGTGTCATACCAAGATGGGGAAGCATGACGGCGGCCTTTCCTATGAATCCATCCGGGACTCGTCATTCATCAGCCAGGAATCAGATTCGGTCATCATGGTCAAGAGGGCCCCCGAGTGCGGCATGACGGCGGCAAGGGCAAGGGTGGAGTTTCACCGGAGGACGGGTGTCATGGAAAAGGTGGTCTGTCTGCAAAAGCGTGATGCCTTCCTCGTTGAAACATCCTGTATGCACAAGGGCGATAAACGGCTCTGTCCCTTGGCTGGTGGCAAGGGGCCGATGTCCGAGGACGTGGGGAGGTTTTAATGCCCGAAAAGACCATTGAGATCTACCGGGGAATCAAAACAAAGAAACACCTCCGGGTCTGGTTCAGCGGGGCATACCGCCCCATCTTCCGGGACATCCCATGCCATGACCTGGTCCTGCCGGAGATCAGGGGAATGGAGGGACGGACCCGGATCGACTATGAGATCGTCGAACTACCGGACGGGACGCTGCCGATGGAGTTTGACACGGACGAAAAGATTGAGGGGATAGATAGGTGAGGAAATGAAAAAGGCAATCATCGTATTGGCGTTACTGCTCATCCCGGCCCTGGTCGAAGCCAAGCTCTTTTACATAACTCAGGGCATGGGGTGTGAATCGTGGGTCGTGTTCCTCTCGTCCCGCGACGATGTCATCCAGCCTGAATATGACGCTTACGGAAGCGACGGGACGAAATCGGACGAGAGGCTAGATGTGTGGGCGAAAGCCCGGGACATTACCTTCTGGCCTGCTGCCTGATTCGTCGGCCATCACTCACCGGGCCGGTGGGTACTGGAAATTGAAGAACCGGAAGGGGTCAAGGTTCAGGTATGGACCATGTGTCATGACGGAATGGCGGTGCAGGAATGAAGAAAGACAGTCTTATTGACATAAAGGAATTCAACAACAAAGGCCCGGTTGCCGAAATGGTCGAGAAGATGAGGCTCAGCATGGAGATGATCAGGGCGACAACCGGAATTCAGATTGAGATGGAAAAAGCAAGGGCCAGCGTCACGAAGGCCAAATATGACGCGCTTATCGCCGAGGGGTTCACGGAGCGGCAGGCGCTTGAGTTGTGCAAGGGGTAGAGTCATGACCGCCCGGCGCTGGTACGACACCCCGCGATGGAGGAAGGCACGAAAGGCGTTCCTTGCTCGGAATCCCCTCTGTGTCCTGTGCGCCCGGATGGGTAGGGACGTCCCGGCTACGGTGGTGGATCATATCGAACCGCACAGGGGAGACTATGACAGATTTTGGAACCAGGACAACTGGCAAGCCCTGTGCGCCTCATGTCATTCAGGAGTGAAACGCATGGAAGAGCTGCACGGATATAGTCAGGCGTGTGGGGTGGACGGATTGCCGGTGGACAGGCGGCATCCGTGGAATGTTAAATGAAAACAATAGGATACCGGGGGGCATCTGAATCTCTGGGGCCTATCTGCGAAATAACCGGGCTGGCTCTCACGCTTTAGCGTCCGACAAATTTTAATAGGGGGTTGAAATGGGCAGAAAAAGAAAACCGACAAATCTCGTAATACTTGAGGGGAATCCCGGAAAACAGAAGATACGCAACCAGATTCCCGATCCTCCGGCGGGAATACCATCGCCCCCGTCTCATCTTGACTCCTATGCCCTCGAGGAATGGAATCGAATCGCTGATGGTCTGAATACAATGGGTATCCTCTGCGATATCGACCAGAACGCTCTCGCTGCGTATTGCATGGCGTATTCCAGGTGGAGAAAGGCGGAAGAGGAATTGGCGAAACTGGAACAGAAGGGCGGGGCAATCGCGGCCCTGGTTCAGAAGACCGTATCGGGAAACTGGATTCAACAACCCCTGATCGGGATAGCGAACAAGGCAGCCGGTGACATGGTACGGTATGCCTCTGAGTTCGGCATGACACCCTCGGCCCGGGCGAGGTTGGCGGTGGATCCGGGACGTGGAAAGGGTTCCAAGTTTGACGGGCTGATAAACGCGAAAGGAAAGAAATAATGGCGAAGATTGAAATCAAGACAGTCAAGCTATCCAGCATCAAGTTGAATCCCGACAATCCCAGGCGGATTTCCGACAAGGACATGGACCGCCTCGTGAAATCCCTCACCGAGTTTCCCGACATGATGAAGTTGCGCGAGATTGTGGTGGACGAAACGATGACCGTCCTCGGCGGGAATATGCGTCTCCTGGCCCTGCGGAAGATCGGGGCTAAGGAATGCACGGCAAAGATCGTCACCGGCCTAACGCCTGAACAGAAGCGGGAGTTTATTATCAAGGACAATTCCGCCTTTGGTGAATGGGATATGGATTTATTGAGTTCATCTTGGAGCGACCTGCCTTTGGTGGAGTGGGGGGTTGATCTGCCGGAGGATTGGCTTGCGGAAGAGAAAAGCGAACCTGCCGACGCAGAACCACAGATCGACCGGGCGGAGGAACTTAACAAGACGTGGAAGGTAAAGACGGGCGACCTGTGGCAGATCGGGGAGCACCGGCTCCTATGCGGGGACTCGACGAAAAAAGAGGACGTGGGGCGGGTTATGGGCGACACGTTGGCAAACCTGATCTGGACTGATCCACCTTACGGAGTGAAATATGGAAAAGAAGTAGATGGGATGCCATATAGAAAACGATCAATCAAAAATGACGACCTGCCGAGAAACGAAATGATATCTTTAATTCGGGGCGCATATAAGCTGGCGGCTGAACATTCTGTGAAAGGTGGCGCGATATATGCAGCAGCAGCAGCGGGCGATATGCTTAAAATGGCCATCGATTCCTTTGAAGATTCCGGATTTACATTCAAGTGGCAACTTGTGTGGGTGAAAGACTCCCTCGTTTTATCAAGGGCGGATTACCACTTCAGGCATGAGAATATTCTTTATGGCTGGAAAGAGGATGGGGCGCATTTCTTCATAGACGACCGCAAACAGGATTCAGTCTTTGAATATCCAAGGCCAAAGAAAAGCGAAGAACACCCAATGATGAAACCCATTGATTTAGTAATGCACATGATAAAAAATTCAAGCAAGGTTAAAGATATTATTTACGACCCTTTTAGTGGTTCTGGCTGTACGATAATATCATGCGAAAACTTAAAAAGAATTTGCAGGTGCATTGAATTGTCTCCCGATTACTGCGCCGTCATCCTCCAGCGCATGAAAGACGCCTTCCCTGGAATCGAGATCAGGAGGATCAATGGCAACTAACACCCCTCGCGTCAAGCGCATCATCCAGTTCATCGAGAAGCTAACCGTCCCCTCCGGCAAGGGTGAAGGCAGTCCCTTCAAGATGCGCCCATTCCAGAGGAAGTTTATCCGGGACATTTACGGCTCTATCGATAAGAACGGGCGCCGTGTGGTTCGCCGGGCCATCTTGAGCCTTGGGAGGAAGAATGGGAAGGGCCTCGCGATTGATACCCCAATCCCCACACCAAGTGGATGGAAAGCAATGGCAGACATCAAGAAAGGCGATTATGTCTATGATGCCAACGGAAATCCGACACGCGTAACCTTCGTATCCGAGGTCCATAACAACCTACAATGCTGGAAGTTGACGTTCAGTGACGGTTCATTTGTGATAGCAGACGAACAACATCAATGGTTTACAACCCATCGATATAGGCCATGGGAAAATTATATCAAGAAAAAAAGCGGAAACGGAGCGCGCCCAAAGCGGGGCATAGTGACCACGCCACAAATAGCAGAGAGCGTGAAGGTGCTTCGCCCTGATGGGCGAAACGAGAATAATCATAAAATACAATGCGCAGGGGCGCTGGCAAGCGGTGATATAGAGCTACCGATACCTCCTTATCTTTTGGGCTTATGGCTTGGTGACGGATCATCGCATGGACCGCGTTTGACCTGCGGAGATGTCGATCTAAAAGAAATTACGAATGCTATAAAAAATGAAGTTGGTCACAGTATATCTATATCAAGGCAACCCGGAAGATCGGCAACTATAAATATCTCTGATGGAATTAAGCATAGAACGAAGGATTGTTTTAAGAAAACCCTAAGAAACGAGAACCTTATCAGAAATAAGCATATACCTGAAGTGTATTTTAACGCAGGCACGGAACAACGATGGGCTCTCTTGCAGGGATTAATGGACACGGACGGAACGGTGACGCGATGCGCAGGTAGAACAACTCCCCGATGTTCGTTCACTACGACAAAAAAAGACCTCGCCCTTGGTACGTGGCGGATCGCAAGGTCCTTAGGATTAAAGGCTACGATTAGCGAGAGAAGGGCCACGTTAAACGGACGCGACATTGGCGACAAGTGGGACGTAGCGTTTCCGTCAAGCATAGATAACAAAATATTTAGGCTTGAACGAAAGCAATCATTGTTACCGAGGTCGCTGGGAAAAAGAAGTTGTTCGATTTCCATAGTATCATGCGAACAAGTTGAGTCTGTTCCCACAAAGTGTATTCAGGTAGAGTCGAGAGATAGTTTGTTTTTATGCGGTCATGGATGCGTTCCGACACACAACACGGCACAGATCGCCTGCCTTGCCCTGACCCACCTTGTCGGCCCGGAGGCGGTCAAGAACGGGGAAATCTACTCGGCGGCCAACGACAGGGACCAGGCGGCCCTTGTTTTCAAATATGCGGCTCAGATCGTCAGGGCGGACCCCGAACTTGAATCGTTTATCAAGATCGTGGATAGCACGAAAACGATGGTCTGTTTCGGGAACGGTTCGATTTACCGGGCTGTGTCTGCAGAAGCCGGAACCAAGTTCGGGCTGAACCCCACGGTGGTTATTTTTGATGAGCTGGCCCAGGCCAAGAACCGGGATTTATACGATGCCCTGGATACCTCCATGGCGGCCCGGGAAGAGCCCCTTTTCATCGTTATTTCAACACAGAGCAACGATCCGCAGCACATCCTTTCCCAACTCATCGATGACGGCCTTTCTGGGCATGACCCGACAACGGTCTGCCATCTTTACGCCGTCCCGGACGATGCGGATGAAGAAGCGATTTATTCGGACCAGAAACTTTGGAAGCTGGCGAACCCGGCCCTCGGGGACTTCCGGTCCCTGTCTGAGATGAAGACGGCGGCGAAGCGGGCAAAGCGTATGCCGTCCTTTGAGGCGTCCTTCCGAAATCTATACCTGAATCAGAGGGTGGACGCGAAATCGCCATTGATCCCCCGGGCCGAATGGGAGGGGTGCAGGGGCGATGAAGAGATTGAACCGGAATCGGAAATATACCTGGGCCTTGACCTTTCGGGGAAGACGGACCTGACGGCTCTTGTGGCGGTATCCGCCGGCGAGAAGGACATCATCCGCCCCTGGTTCTGGAAACCGGAGGCGACGCTTCGGGACCACGAAAACAGGGACCGTGTGCCGTATTGGGCCTGGAAGCAGGGGGGCTTCCTTGAAACGACACCCGGCAGGGCTATCCAGTATGACTGGGTGGCTGATAGGCTTGCCCGGATCACAAGGGAATACAGGGTTCTTGGTATGGCCTATGACAGGTGGAGCATTGACGATCTTCTTAATGCGATGGGCCGGATCGGGTTCGATGCTTACGTTGACGGGAAGGACAAGCCCCGTGCCGGTGCTTTGCGGTTGGTCCCATGGGGGCAGGGATTCAAGGACATGGGGCCTGCAATTGATGCCATGGAGGTGTCAATCCTTGAGAGGAAGTTTGTGCATGACGGAAATCCGGTGCTGACCTGGTGTTTCTCAAACGCCATGGCGATATCGGACCCGGCTGGAAACAGAAAGCTCGACAAGAGCAAGGCGCGGTTCCGGATTGACGGAGCGGTCGCCGTGACGATGGCGATAGGGCTCAAAAGTAGGGATATGGCGGAAATGCCAATAGATATTCCAGAACAATCTGGAATTATGGCCTTTTAGGGGGTGAAATTGGATAAAATCCTTGTGGAAGTACCAAATAAATCACTTCTTCTTCCCCGTGAGGTCAAGCCGATACTCCGGGTCTCGCTGGCTACCATCTACCGTTGGTGTGATATTGGCATACTGACGGCCATTAAAATACGAGGAACCCGCAGGATAACGCGGGAATCCGTTATCGCGTGTATCGCCTCAGGGCAGGAAGACTGAAACTTTCTCATCTTCACCACCCTTCTTAGACAAAAACCTTTAATCATGCCAAAATCTCACCATAAGTTCAACGTTTGAGTGAACGGAATGCGGTGAGAAACCAACCGGTAAGAAAACTCGAATCCCGAGGGTTTGGCTCATGAAGTCAGATGTTCGGGATTTTTTGCTTATCGGGGGCCTTGGATTATTCGGTACGGGCCTCTGGGTGGGCATCGCCCCATGGATTGCACTTGTGGCGTGCGGAGTGATCGTTATGCTTGTCAGCGTTTCGATGGGGCCTAAGTGATGGGAATTGTTGACAGGATGATAAGGCCGAAGGCGGTGAGTCCCGAAGAATTGGAGCGGGCGTTCCGGTGGGCCTTTGGGGGCGGCGAAACGGCCTCCGGGGTTCAGGTGTCCAGCGACACCGCCATGCGTCTTATCACCGTTCAGAATTGTGTCAGGATGAGGGCGTCAACCCTGTCCCGCCTTCCGTGTCATGTCATGGAGCAGGACGGCAAGATAAAAAACAAGGCAACAGATTTTTACCTTTACGAAAAATTACGCCATCAGCCCAATTCCTGGATGACGGCCCCTGAGTTTTGGGGAATGGCCGAAGCCCACGTTTCACTGAGGGGCAACTTTGTTGCCTATAAGTCTGGGCTTCCGGGGCGACCCATTAAGGAGCTTATTCCGATCCCGCCCGGAATGATCCATGAAATAAAACAGAATGAGGATTACAGCCTCGATTACGCCATAAAGTTTCACAAAACGGGAGACATAAGGCATCTGAACGAAACGCAGGTGCTTCACCTCCGGGGACTCACCCTGAATGGTTATCTCGGCATGAATCCAATCGAGTATGCGCGAGAGTCCATTGGGCTGGGCATAGCAAGCACCCAATTCCTGGCTCAGTTTTTTGGAAAGGGGATGCGCCCGGGTGTCATATTTGAACATCCAGAAACGCTAAATGCGCCAGCTCATGCGAATCGCAAGGCGGCCTTGAAAGAAAAATATGAAGGCTTGGGTAGGTTCTGGGAACTGATGCTGGTCGATGAGGGGATGAAAGCGACCTTCCCAGAAATCAAACTTGTCGATGCCCAGTTCCTTGAGCAAATGAAACTGACAGAGGCTCAAGTTTGCGGGATGTTCCGAGTTCCCATCATGCTTGTTAATGGTGGCGACAATGCCCCTACCTATGCCAGCGCAGAACAATTTATGCTCTTTTACCAGATGTTTTCGATAGATGTCGCCAATTATGAAAGCGCGATTCGGCGCGATCTTCTTACGCCGGAGGAACGGAAGAAATTTTATGCCAAGTTTGAAATGCGAGCCCTTCAGCGCGGGTCATTTAAGGAGCAAATGGAAGGCTTTGGGGTTGGGATTGATAAGGAATTTTACAACCCCAACGAAGTGCGTGAGTGGCTTGAAATGAACCCTTACGCCGGTGGTGATGAGTACAGGACCAGGACCAGCACAGTCAAGGAGTCCGCGGCGAATGCGGGCGAAGGGGATCAGGAATGAAACTCTCATACCGGAACCAGCACAACGCAGAAGCAATAGCAGCTTATTGGAAAAAACCGCTGAGCAAATCCGATTGGTTTTCAATCCAAGCTGCAACGGCAACCGCCCCCGCTGAGGTCTTTATCTATGACGTGGTGGGCTGGCCATATAACGACGCCGGGGAACTCGTGCGGACTCTTGCGGGCATGAAAGATGATCCGATCCTGGCCCGGATTAACTCCCCGGGCGGCGACGTATGGGACGGAATGTCAATCCTTAACGCCTTCGCCAATCATCCGGGCGGGGTTACTGTCCGGATCGAGAGTCTTGCTGCTTCGATAGCTTCCGTGATAGCCATGGGCGGCCGGAAAGTCGAGGCCTACCAGAACACAATGATGATGATTCATGATTCCTGGATCATTGCCGCGGGAAACCGGATTGAACTCCTGGAAATCGCTGACATCCTGGAAAAAGTGGATGGAAATATCCTCAATGCCTATACCGGCAAGACAAAAATCGGAAAACGCGAAATGCGCGACATGATGCACGCCGAAACCTGGATGAACGCCAAGGAAATGAAGGAAAAGGGCTTTATCGATACGATTATTGAGTCGGGCAAGGCGGCAAAAGCGCAGTTTGACCTTTCGATGTATGCACAGGCCCCCGAAGGAATCGGGAGTGAAAGAGAATATACGGATCGTGACAGAGAGCGATTGATACGCGACGTGTTCAGTCTTTCTCAGTCCGATGCGAAAGTTGTTTTATCGGAAATGAAGGCCTTGATTACGCGACGTAAAAAAGGCGGGGAAGGTGATCAACGCGACGTTGAAAGCCTGAAAATTACCGAGATTGCTAACCAGGTTAATAAAAATATAGCAACATTGGAGGAAATGAAATGAATCTCGAAGACCTGAAAAAGCTTTTAGAGGACCAGGGACGCGCTTGGGAAGAGTTTAAGGCCGCGAACGATAAAAGGATTGCAGCCATTGAAGCTAAAGGGTACGCACCCGCCGATTTGGTTGAAAAAGTCGAAAAAATCAATGCCGACATGACGGACCGGGCAAAACAAATCGAAGCCATTGAAACAGCGGTTGCCCGAGGCCAGTTTCCCGGCGGCGGTTCCGTCAACCAGAATCCCGCAAAGGCAGAGCATGCAAAGGCCTTCAACGTCTGGATGAGAAAAGGCGTGGATGCCGGACTGAAGGACCTGGAGGTCAAGGCTGAGCTTTCAACGCTTTCCGATCCGGATGGCGGGTTTATGGTTCCGGATGCGATCCCGAGCAGAATGATTACGGTAGCACAGAATATTTCCGTGATGCGCTCCATTTGCTCAGTTCAGACCATAGGCATACCTGAATGGAAAGAGCTTGTAGACGCGGGAGGCGAAACGGCTGAGTGGGTAGGCGAGAAGGGAACCCGCAGCACAACCGACACGCCGACATTGAAGGAAGTGACCATCGTTCCTAAAGAATTATCGGCAAAACCGAAAGTAACACAAACGCTTCTTGACGATGCCTCTTATGACATCGAGGGTTGGGTTGCTACCTTTATCGGCCGAGCTTTTGCGGCAAAAGAAGCCGAAGCCTTCATCAGTGGCAATGGTGTCGAAAAGCCGAAGGGAATTGCCGCTTACACGATGGTTGCAAATGCCTCTTACGCATGGGGCAAGGTCGGCTATATCGCGGGCGGCCATGCATCACTGCTCAATAACGCCGATAAGCTCATTGATCTTCAGCACGCCTTAAAAACCATGTATCTTAACGGCGCGTCATGGTTGATGAACAGGAACACGTCCGGAACCATCCGGAAATTCAAGGACGGCGAAGGCAATTACCTTTGGAGGCCGGGACTTGAGCCCGGAGCCCCTTCAACGCTGCTCGGTTATCCGACTAAGCTTGATGATTATATTGATGATATCGGCGCAGGCAAATACCCCATTTTCTTCGGCGACTTCAAAGAGGGCTACCTGATTGTTGACCGTATCGGAATCAGAATGCTTCGAGATCCGTACAGCTCAAAGCCCTACGTTGAGTTTTATACCACCAAACGCGTAGGCGGCGGCATCAGGAATTACGAGGCAATCAAAGCCCTGAAGATCGCGGCCAGCTAAACCAAACCGATAACGGGCCGGGCAACCGGCCCATAAAAACATGGAGGTAAGTAATTATGAAAGACCTTTACAACAATATCGATGTTGCACAGTCCATTGCCCCGGTTGTCGGTAAGAACGGATCGGCGCCGACTGCTGTGGAAGTTGACCTGGCCGGGTGTAATTCGGCAGTATTCCTGATTTGCACCGGAATCGAAGGTTCAAGCCTTTCCGGCTCGAATTACTGGACCTGGAAGATGGAGCACGCGGATGATGCCGGCACGGGCGTTGCCGGTTCGTATTCCAATGTCGCCGCGGCTGACGTGCAGGGCGTGACGCCTTCGAGCGGTATCGTCCTCACCATTGATGCCGACGCGGAAACCCCGCAGATCACGAAGATCGGCTATGTCGGCGGTAAGCGGTTCGTCAAGATCACCCCGGCCGAAACCGGCACCGGTCCCGATCTGCCCCAGGCAGTCGTCACGATTAAGGGAGCTCTTCTGGACGCTCCGCCCGCGTAAATAACCCCGGCCATTTAGTTGGTACTCTCTCCGGTTTCATCCGAGCCGGAGAGGGGAACCCACCGGACAGAATCGGATTGGAGGAATTTAAAAATGGCAGCAGATACCACATATCAAAGTAAAGTTTATCGTAAAAATGGCGGCGAAGAACTTGTTGTAGCAGACGGAGGGAAGATTCTTGTCGAGTCTGGCGGAACGATTGAAGTCGAATCCGGTGGCACAATGACCATAGCAGACGGCGCATTTGCAGTTGGTGATTTAGCACTTACTACGGGAAGTATCATCATTGGTGCTGCTTCAAAAGGTTCTGCCCTTGATGCCAAAGGCGATGGGGAAATCCTCATCGGAAACGGCACCACGGCGGCCATGAAGTCGGTTTCCGGGGATGCGACCCTTGCAAATACTGGGGAGCTTACTATTGGAGCCAAAAAGGTTACGGCCGCAAAGACAGCAATTGCAGATGGGAAGATTTTTATCGGGGGAGCGGATGGGGCCGCTGCGGAACAGACATTGACGGGAGACGTCACTGTTACCAACGCCGGTGTGACCGCTATCGGGGCCGGTAAAGTCACTAATGCGATGCTGGCCAATGGTGCGGGAGTAGCCGCCCTTCTTACCGCTGGTTTAGGCGGTTCTGTATCTGTAACAAAAACCGATGCAGCAACTACGACCATTGTGGCAGCACACGGTACAAAAGACAGGGCTTGCCTTGTCCTTGTGACCGTTGATGAAACTTACGACATTGGAACGGGTACGCTTCCCACGGTGAAAATCGGAGAAGATGACACTATTGAAAAGTGTATGGCAGGAACTGTTCTCGATACCGAAGCGGCTGGAACCGTTTTGGCATTTGCCTTTACCAATACGGCCACAAAGAAGATCATCGTTACTACCACCGCAGCGGTAGGTGATGCAACAGGTGGATGTTCTATCACCGTTTTGGCTATACCGACCACATAAATTAACAAGGCGGGGAATTTTACACCCCGCCTTAACCCCAAAAGAGAGGGTTTTGAAATGGCATACGAACCAATAGGCGCAACGAATAACCGCTTCATCGGGCTTTCATCCGACACAAAGCCGACAGACGTTAAGGCAGGCGCAACTTTTTTTGAGTGCAACACCGGCTTCATGTTCATCTTCAACGGCTACGCTTGGGTTCCCAAGTCTTCCCCGTGGCAGACAGTCAATTACAAGCAGATCAGTTTAAATCAAGCAGCCAACACCTATGACGTGATGACCGCGACGGCCCAGGACTTGTTCATTGACGCGGTTATAGTCCACGTTCCAGATGACCTTTCGGCGGTGGCTACCTTCACGGGCATCTCAGTCCAGACCGATGATGGAACTCCGATAGTTCTGCTTTCCTCGACCAATGGCGCAAAGGCCAAGCTGACTGGCAACTTCTATTCTACCTATCGCGGGCCGGTTGTAACGGCGGCAACAAAGAAAATTCAGTTGACCATCGGCGGCGGATCGGCAGGGGCCGGGAAAGTGGCGGACATAACCGTTTTATGGCGTCCGCTGGTAGCTGGTGGATATTACCTCAACGCATAAGGTGTGAAGTATGAGAACCGTCCAAACAGTTGCGCCGACAATCGAACCCATTTCCCTGGCAGAGGCAAAGATGCAACTTCGCCTCGATTCCGGGACCATCGAGGACAACCTGACCGCTTATCAGTCCATTGCTCCCGGGTCTCATGGGGTGCATGAGCTGATGACGCTGGACGTGGCTCCGGGGGGTGCTGGATGGGCTGCCGGGGACACCATCACCGGGGTATCGAGCGGGGAAACCTGTGTCATCGTGACCGTCCTCACGACAACGACGTATTACGTTCGTGACCGTTCCGGGGTCTTCACCCTTGGGGAAGTCCTGACAAACGGAACCGATACGGCGGACCAGGGCGTGGCGAATCCCACTTTTGCGACGGGGTATTACCTCATAGGGACGGGGATTGACGTTCTCGGTCACGAGGCCGTCTGCTATCTCAACTCCGGGACGAACGGGGCGGGTGCGACAGTTGACGCGAAGATTCAGGAATCGGACGACGATTTAACCTATGCCGACTGGACAAGTGGGGCCTTCACTCAGGTAACGACAGCCAATGACAACGCCATCCAGGAGAAACGATATACCGGGACGAAGCAGTATATCCGCATTGTGGCATCACCGCTTGTCGGGGCTTCCGAGTTCAGCGGGGATATTGTTGTCAATGAGGCCATCCACGCCGAGGACGACCTTCTGACGGACATCATCCGGGCGGCGCGGGAACACGTTGAGGACATCACCCGGCGGGCGCTCCTGACCCAAACATGGGATTACTACCTCGACGAATGGCCGGGCGTGGATTACATCAAGCTCCCCTTCGGCAATCTGCAATCCGTTACCTCTATTTCATGGAAAGACACGGACGGGACGGAGACGACGCTGACAGTAACAACGGATTATCTAGTTGAAACCAACGGTGAAGGAATAGGGCGAATAGTTTTGCCGTATGGCGGCTCATGGCCTAGTGGCGATTTATTCCCCAGCAAGCCCATCTCCATAAGGTTCGTCTGCGGGTGGACCACGGTGGCCTCGATCCCCTCCAAAATCAGGAGCGCTGTCAAAATCCTTGTGGCGGATATGTTCAAATTCAGGGAAGAGCGAATCACGGGATTGTCCGTGACCATGAATAAGACGGTGCAAAACCTCCTGGCCTCGGCCCGGTTGTGGGATGAATTTTAATGAGTGCTGGCGACCTCGACAAGAGAATCACGATCCAGGCCCCGACGAAGGTCTCGGACGGCATGGGGAATTATACGGTAACGTGGTCGACGATAGCCACCGTTTACGCCGCCGTCTGGCCTGTGTCGGCAAAAGAGAGGATTCAGGGCATGGCCGTTACGACGACCATTACTCACCGGATTCGGATTCGATTTCGGCGGGTGTTTCGCACGGGTTGGCGGATTCTCTACGGGGGGCGGTATTTCAATGTCGTGTCCGCAATCGACCCGAATGAGGACCACGAGTGGCTTGACCTGCTCTGTGAGGAGGCGAAGTGAAGAACCTGACGACGGCCCTATACAGCAAGTTGACGGGGTCAGCCCTTTCAACCGCCGTGGGGGGCAGGGTGTTCAAAGGGGTTGCTCCCGAGGGGACGGAATACCCGTACGTCGTCTATTCGATGATATCGGATGTCCCGGACTACACCTTCACCGAGACGCTGGAGGACGTGACCATCCAGTTCGACATCTTCTCGAATGCGTCATCCTCTGGGGAGATTGAAGACCTTTTCGGGAACCTGAAGAGCCTGTATGACTTTTGCTCCATGACCGTGACGGGCGGGAGCCTGCTGTATATGCGGAGGAGTTTCGCATCTTTGTATGTGGAGGATGTCACGACGCCGACAGGAACCGAGTCTGTCTGGCATTACTCCATTGACTACGAGATCAAGATGAAAAGAACCTGAGAGGAGAGAGCATGGTTTCGATCATCATACCCGTTTACAACCAGTTAGAGATTTTCCGGGAGTGCATCACGTCGATCCGGGAGACGGCCCCGGAGGGCATTGAGATCATCGTCATAGACAATGGCTCAAGTCCTCCCGTGGGGAATCTTTACACGGGGTTTATCCCTAACCGGGTCATCCGCAATGAGCGGAACGAGGGGTTCCCGAAGGCGGTTAACCAGGGCATCCGTGAGGCCCAAGGGGATGTCATCGTCCTCCTTAACTCCGATGTCATACTGAGCCCCATGTGGCTGGACCGCCTGACGGCCCCTCTCGATGAGTTTGCCATCCTTGGGCCTGTGACGAATTACGCCTCCGGGATTCAGAGGATCATCCCTGGCCTTTACGAGACGAAGGCCGAATTTAACAAGACGGCGGCGGATGTGTGGGAGAATTACGGGAACGAGGTCCAGGAGGTCAACTGGATCATCGGCTTTCTGATGGTCTTTAAACGGTCCCTCTGGGAAGAGATCGGCCCATTCGATGAAAGCCTGTGGCCCTGCTCCGGCGAGGAAATCGATTTCTGCATGAGGGCAAGGGAAAAGGGACACCGGGTCGGGGTCGTCCTCGGGTGCTATGTCCATCACGAGGGATCACAGACGTTCAGCGAAATGCATGGCAAGGGTGAAGTCGATTATGACGCCGTGGTAAAGGCATCCGGGGAACATCTGATTGAGCGATGGGGGAAGGACATATTTGCCCGCCAGGAGATTTCGTCAAGCCCCGCCCCGAAGGGCCTGTGTCTTAACCTCGGATGCGGATACCGGAAACTTGAGGGCTTTGTGAACATTGACAACCGCCCCGAAGTGGGCCCGGATATGGTGTGTGACGTATTGGACGGCCTGCCCTACGAGGACAGCTCCGTGGATATGGTTCGGGCCGATGACTTCTTGGAGCACATCCCGATAGGCAAGACGGTCCAGGTCGTGACGGAGATATGGCGGGTACTGAAACCGGGAGGGATATTCGAGAGCCTCACCCCTTCGACAGATGGGAGGGGGGCCTTTCAAGACCCGACCCACGCTTCATTCTGGAACGCTAACTCTTGGCTCTACTACACCGACCCGGCGACAAGGCATCTTTACGGGATGGTCCCCGACTTCGAGGTGATCAGCATCGAGGACCGATTGACGAGTGAAGCTCTTCAGATAATACATACGCACGCCCTACTGAAAGCGAGGAAAGATGCATAAGGCTGGAATGGATTTGATGGTTGATTTCGTGGACCGCTACGATCTTCGGCGAAAGCGGATTCTTGACATGGGAAGCATGGACATCAATGGGAGCTACCGAAAACTGTTCCCCGACGGCGAGTATGTCGGCGCCGATGTTCGCCCCGGAAAGAGCGTCGATGTCATCGTCGGTTCCGAGGCATGGGACGACCTTGGAACCTTTGACGCCGTGATTTCCGGTCAAACGCTTGAGCACGTCGCCGACATCCCTCAGTTCCTGGACGACTGCGACGGCAAGCTGTTACCAGGAGGCCTCCTGTGCATCATCGCCCCTTCCGCCGGTCCACGCCACGACGTTCCGATATGGGTAGGTCATTTCTCGAAGGAGACGATGGCGGGGCTTGTGTCGGATGCCGGGTTCGAGGTGATCGAGGCCGTGACCATCAAGGCCCATCCGTTTGACGATACGAGGGTTATCGCCCGGAAGCCGGAGGTGGTTGATGAAGTTGACTAACCTCAAGCTCGGTATCGGCGTTCCTCTTTCCTATCCCCAGGTGCCGAGTGCCTTTTTCGATTCCTTCATCGCCATGGAGAAACCGGGGTACTTTTACCTACGGACATCAACGGGGCCGATTGACGATATGAGGAACAACCTGGTCCGGGAAGCGTTGGAAATCGGGTGTACCCATCTCATCATGATGGATGCGGACCAGATATACCCCGTCGATACGATCCCCCGGCTCCTGTCTCACCGGAAGCCCGTGGTCGGGTGCCTGGTTTACCGCCGTTACCCGCCCTTCGACCCGCTGATGCTCCGGGGGAAGATCAACAGCTATTACACCGTGACGGAGTGGGAACCTGGGGAACTAGTGGAGGTGGACGCCACCGGGACGGGCTGTGTCCTTTTTGAGATGGATGTCTTTAAGAAGATGAAGCCCCCGTGGTTCCGGTTCAGGTTATCAAACGGAAAGCCCGTGGGGGAGGACATCGGTTTCTGTTCCGACCTCAAGGCGGCGGGGTATCCTATCCATGTGGATACAGGGGTTGTCTGCGGTCATCTGTCAAACATGATCGTGAACGGCAATACCTGGAAGTTATATCGGAAGTTGAAGGAAGCGGAGAAAGCCCATGATGTTCAACATGGGGTGGTGAAAACGGTAGCGAGTTAAAAACAATCCGGGTTCTCTCCGGGTGCGGCCACATCCGGGGGGACGCAAGAAAGATGAGGGCATGTCGGTGCCGACACATTGACATGCCCTTTTTCTTTGCCCGGAAAACTTAGGAGGTATCAAAATGGCTTTTCTTGCTGGCAACGACGCAAAAGTGGCACTCGGCACGGCTACGGTTGTCGGGATGGGCAACTGGTCTCTTGACGGTATCACCGTTGATCTGCTCGAGACGACCTCATTCGGCGACTCGGCCAAGCAGTACATCACGGGGCTTCTGGATTACGGCACCGTGTCGTTTGCGGGGCTCTATGACCCGTCCGACACGACGGGGCAGGGGGTTCTCATTTCGGCCCTGGAAAACAACAGCGCCATCAACTCGATCAGGCTCTATGTGGACAACACGTCGTACTGGACCCCGGACGTGACCACGAACTCCTCTTCGGCGATCTACGTCACCTCGGCGAATATCAGCATCGACAAGTCCGGTCTCGGCCAGGTCTCCTTCCAGGCCAGATGCACCGGGCCGTGGGTTCTGGAGTAAGGGGGATTTATGACGGTTATCGATGTAGAGGAGAGAACGGGCGTATGGTTTGACATGGACGGAGGCGGGAGGGTTCAGATTCGGACCCTCACCGCCGATGACATGAAGTCCATTCGGAAGCAGACGGTCAAGAAAAGGACCGAGTTCAAGAAGGTGGACGGCACTCCTGGCCGCTTCGAGTACGAGGAGGTCAACGATGAACTCCAGAACGAGCTGTTCTGGGATCGGGTCATCGTGGATTGGTCCGGCCTTTACGACGGGAAGGGGAGTGAAATCCCCTGCACGAAGGAGAATAAACTTCTCCTCATGATGCGGTCCATCAAGTTCGCGAAATTCGTTGGGGAATGCCTCAAGGAACTGAGCGACAGCGAGGCGGAGCTTGAGGAGCTGGCCTCAAAAAACTGATCGAGTGGGTGCGGTGGAGCGACGAGCAGGCTCCCCGTTGCCCAAGTTGCCGGACCATATACGCCAGTAGGACGCCACCGGAGGAACCGCCCTGCCGCACTTGCAGGGTGGACCTCTGGGAAGCGAACCGGGAAGCGGGCATGATCTATATGCAGGCCAGGGGTCAGGTGATAGCCGGGATGGGCGGGGCGATTGACCTGAACTTCACGGCGGTTAAAGACTTGATGGAGATGTACGGGGTCATGGACTGGAAGCGATGCTGGGAAAAGGTTCACAGGTGCTTCCATGTCTTCCTGAAGGAACAGCGGGACAAGCAGAAACTTGAGCAGATGAGACCTCACGGGAGGCGGCATTGAGAGTAGTCGGTTGGAACCCCGCGAAGGCTGATCCCATGATCATGGGGGCCTCTATGGGCCGTCTTGAGAAGGCGGGGGAAGTCATCGCTAAAAGGGCTCGGCAGAAATGCCCCGTCGGGATGGATGTACCCAAGGGGAAGGGCAAGTGGTCGGCCAGGGATGCCGGGGCTCTCCGTGATTCCATCCGGGTTGTCCGATTGCTTGGGGATGACCGGAAGAATATCCGTGTCTATGCGGGATCGAAAAAGGTTTTTTATGCCCGGTTCGTGGAGCGGGGGACGGTGAAGATGAAGAAGCGGCCCTACTTGAGGCCCGCCCTTTCCGCCTCGAAATCGGACATAAAGCGCATTCTTCTTTACGGTGAGTGATATGGCCGGAACGCCGATTGGAACGATATTCGCGGAACTCGCGCTGGACGATTCCAAGTATAAGGAATCACAGAAGCGCCTTCTCCGTGAAGCGACTTCCACCACATTAAACATCGAAAAGAACTTCAAGAATCTTGGGGTGAAGTCCTCTGCCGAATTTGACCTGATGCGGCAGAAGATTCAGAACTCCTTCGAGCGTATCAAGAACCATGCCAAGGTTACGGCGAATGATATTGTCCGGGCGGAGAAGGCCAAAAATGAACAGCTTAAGCGGCTGAACGAGCAGCAATACGGCGCCCAGGTCTCCATGATCGACAAGATCAAGAAGAATTGGCTTGGGATGACCGCCGCCGTCACCGCCGCTTATTTCGCCATGCAGAAGGCATGGAATGTATCGGAGCAGGCCGCCCAATATGAACAGTCCCGCATGGCCTTCAGTACCATGGTTCGGTCCATGGGGAAGGATGCGGAAACCGAGTTTCAGAGGATCAAGAAAGCCTCTGCCGGGCTGGTGGATAATAAGAGTCTTGTTGAATCCGCAAACAAGGCCATGTCTCTCGGGATCTCCATTGATAGCCTTGCCGGTCTTATGGAGATCGCACGGGCCAAGGCCCGGGACATGGGAACACAGACCGCCGATGCTTTTAATGACATCGCCATCGGTATTGGCCGGGCCTCGCCCAAGATTCTGGACAAC